ACTCCATGTTCCAAGGTTGTACGAGCCTTACGGCAGCGCCGTCGCTGCCCGCAACTACACTGGCGAACAACTGCTACAACTCCATGTTCCAAGGTTGTACGAGCCTTACGGCAGCGCCGTCGCTGCCCGCAACCACGCTGAACACCAACTGCTACTATTACATGTTCTATGGCTGCACGAGCCTTACGGCAGCGCCGTCGCTGCCCGCAACTACACTGGCGAACAACTGCTACAACTCCATGTTCCAAGGTTGTACGAGCCTTACGACAGTACCGTCGCTGCCCGCAACTACACTGGCGAACAACTGCTACAACTCCATGTTCTACCTTTGTACAAAAATCAAATTATCTACCACGGCGTCTGGAACATATACCAAGTCGTACCGCATACCCAAAAACGGAACCGGGACAACAGCTTCCGGGGCGCTCGTGTATATGTTTGGCAATACGGGCGGCACGTTCAATGGAGCACCAAAAATCAACACCACTTACTATTTGGATGAATCCAACACCATTGTGTAAAGGAGGCCAACATGGCAGAATTTATCAAAGCGAACGGGCAGGAGTATCCCGCCACGCTGATATACAACTACAAAGACCTCAACTGGGATATGCGCGAGACGCAGACGGTGCATCTCACCATGCCCTATGCGCAGGCGGCGGCGCTGCTGCCTGACAACACACCGTGGAGCAACGTCTTCCGCGAGACGAAGGACAAGCTCGACAATGACGGCAATCCAACTGGTCAGACCGAAGAGGTCGTGACCGAAGAGGACATGAGTGCGTACAGCCTCGCGGGCGAGATCGTGGACCACCGCGACGGAACGGTATCTATCAAGATGGGCAAGCCCACGGAGGCGGAGACCGCCGTCGGCGCGGTGGTCGCCCTCACGGGCGAGGTCGTGACCATGGCGCGCGCCGCAGAACTGCGCCCGGTCATCGAGCAGGCCAGCGCGTCGCTCTCTGACGGCGAGGCGGCGAAGTCGCCCGAGCTGTTCCCACGCTGGGCGGATCACATCGGCGAGACCGTCAAGCCCGGCGACCGCCGCAGCGATATGGACGAAAGCGGCGTGCTGCACGTCTACCGCGTCAACAAAGGTCAGGGCCACACCACGCAAGAAAACTGGCCGCCGCACTCCACCCCTGCCATGTGGACGATCATCAACGTCGACCACGTGGGCACGCAGGATGACCCGATTCCGGCCGCTCGCGGCATGGAGTACGAGTATGGTCTTTATTACAAAGACCCCGAGGACACTAAGCTGTACAAGTGCGAGCGTATCGGCGAGGCCGCGGGTGGCAAGATCGTCTTGCAGTATTTGCCGCATGAGCTGTTGGGACAGTATTTCACGGAGGCCTAATGTATGAAAATGCTGAAAGCTATCCGTGACGCGGACGCGCTGCGGCCTAACAAATTGAGCACGCCGCGCAAGGCAGAAATCCTCATGGTGCTTGAGCACCGAATTGCCGAGATGATGGGGGCGGAAGCCCCCACCCTCAAGGTGAGCGTGGAGGATGACACCGCGAGCGTCGAGGATATGGAATTGCTGCTGCCGGACGGGCACAACGAGTGTTACCACCTGTATTTGGCAGCGCAGCTCGACGCCTACAATCAGGACAGCGCGCTCTATGCCAACGACCACGCCATTGCCAACGAGGCGGTGGCCGATGCTATGGCATGGTGGCGGCGCGAGAACCGAAAAGAGAGCAAGGGCAACTGGAAGGTGTGATGACAAGTGCCGACGACATTTCAGCTGGTGGAGACGACTTTCCCGAACGGAGAAGGGAAAGACACGCAGGAACAGATCAACGGGGTCTATGACTACCTTTTCGTGCTTCTGGAACAGCTTCGGTATACGCTCTTCAATCTGGACGGGAGCAACATCAATCAAAATGCACTGAGCGAGTTTATCAAAAATATTTCCGAGCCGATCTACGCCAAGATCGAGGACACGGACAAGAATGTGAACGAGCTGTCTATCACGGCAAAGGGACTGAGCGCGCGCATCGGCGACGCCGAGGGCAACATCACGCAGCTGCAAGCGACGGCAAAGGGATTGCAGGCGAGCATTTCGAGCCTTGACGGCAGCGTGACGAACCTGACGGCGGACGTCAACGGCCTGCGCGCAACGGTGAGCGGGAAGATCGATGCGACGCAGGCGCAGAGCATCTTTAACCAGAGCGCGACCGGCTTCACACTGGGCGCGACGAGTGGCGAGAACGGCACGACCTTCAAGCTCAATTACAACGGCGTGCAGGTAGCGAGCACGGGCAGCATTGATCTGTGCGTGGATGCGGTGAACATCTATGGCACGCTGACAGCGGGCGCGCTGCGCGGCGGAAGCGTGAGCCTGCTGGCCGGAGATACCCCTGTCGGCAGCATGGATCTTGCCTACACGGGCACGGGGCAGGTCGGCGTCGGTCTGACGGCGACCTATGGTGGCATGAAGATGCACGCAGCGGGAAATATCTTTCTTGAATCCGAGCTGGGGCCGTTTGCATTGATCGGAAAAGACAATGCCAGCGACTACCCTGTCGTCTCGCTCGGCGGCGGCTATCTGGTGCTGAGCGGCAATTATATGTTCGGCGCGTCACCGCCGAGCCGCGCGCCGTATGGTACGGTGTTTTTCCTTGAGGAGTGAGAGATGGCGAGCTTTTATTGTACGCTGTCACCGGTCGACGGAGACGGGACACAGCTTAGCGTCTACGCACGGTTTACTGGCGGCGCGTCGGATTACACGTATAAGCGCTCAATCGACATCCGCATCACGGGCGTCGGGACATTCTCGTTCGATTCGAGCGAGGTCGGCGGTGGTACGAGCACCTTTGTCGGCACGATCACAGGGCTCACACCGGGCACGACATACGAGTGGATATGCAACATGTACTACTGGGGCGGATCGTGGATCGTCTCAGATTACAGCGATTCCGGCACAGCCACGACATACAGCGGCGGCGGCAGCGGAGGCAGTGCGAAGGCGGTCATCAACGTCGGGACGTATGCCTATCCGAACTGGAAGAGATACCGCGCGATCGTCAACATTGGGACGTATTACAACACAAATTGGCTATCGGTTCGACCGGTCAACAATTACGGGAGCTATTCGCAACCCGATTGGAGGTAAAGAGCATGAATGAAAAGATCAAGCAGGAAGCGGCGCACGCGATGCGCCTGATCGGCATTTTGAACGTCAACGGCGACGCGGTGGACGTGGTGGCGGCGGTGCGGCAGTCGCTTCGCAATATCGCGATGATCTGCGACGGCACGGAAGCGCCAGAGAAGAAAGAAAGCGAGGGCCCGGATGAGACTGCCTGAGATCACGGCATATACGAACCGGCGCGTGCAGCAAGAGAAATTCGGAGGCATCAACCACACGTTCGGTGCGGCGGGCGGCGAGCTCTACGACATGAAGAACCTGTCGGCGCGATACTTCCCGCTTCTTTCCCCCCGTGCGAGGCGCTATACCGTCCGCAAGGATATGGGGACGGCAAACGGCATTTTCAGTGCAGGAAAGCTCTACGAGGTATACGGAACGAAGCTCTACGTCAACGGCGAGGAGAAGTCGACGGTCGCAGATAGCGAAAAGACTTTCTGTGCACTTGGCGAGCGCGTGCTCATCTTCCCCGACAAGATCGTGTGCGAAAAGGACGGCACGATCAAGCCGATGGAGGCGAGCTACGCCGCGGCGGGGCTGAAATTCGGGAATGGCACGTATGCTGACGAAAAGGCGGCAGCAAACAGCATCACGACGACCGGCGCGGCGTTCCCGTTCAACGTGGGCGACGCCGTGACGATCTCGGGCTGCACAAAGGAGACCTACAACAACCGCACACCCATCATCCGGGAGATCAGCGAGGACAAAAAGACGCTGCGCTTTTATGAAAACACCTTCCGCCTGCCCGACGGGCAGGAAAGCATCACGGAGCCTGGAACAGTCACGCTCAATCGCAGCGTGCCCGACATGGATTTTGTCTGCACGAACGAGAACCGCGTGTGGGGATGCAAGGGCGACAGCATCTTTGCTTCAAAGCTCGGCGACCCGTACAACTGGAACGTGTTTGACGGGCTCTCCACGGATGCGTTCAGCGTGGAGAGCGGCACGGCAGGAGCGTTCACGGCGTGCGTGAGCTATCTTGGCTACCCGTGCTTTTTCAAAGAAGACAAAATATTCAAGATGTACGGCACGGTTCCGACAAACTTCCAACTCATGTCAAGCGCGGTGCTCGGTGTGATGAGGGGCAGCCACAAGAGCCTCGCCGTGGCGGGGGAAACGCTCTATTACCTCTCAAAGGTCGGCATCATGGCGTACAGCGGCGGCATGCCGCGCTGCATCTCCCACACGCTGGGCGACGATGTGCGCCTCTCTGACGCGGTGGGAGGGAGCGACGGCCTCAACTACTACGTGAGCCTGAAAGAGGATGGCAAGGCGGCGTTGTACTGCTACAGCAGCGAGAACGGCGTGTGGCATAAGGAAGATACGCTTGCCGTGGTGCAAATGGCCTATTCGGGCGGTATCATGGCCTTAGTAGACGGCGGGTGCGTGCTGCTGGGGGATCCGGCAGATATCCCGACCGGCGCAACACGCGAGGGCGCTGTTATTAGCGAGGCGGAGTTTGCCGACTATGACGGCGGCTCATTCGACGCGAAGCACGTGCAGCGCGTTCGGGCGCGGCTGGAATGCGAAAAGGGCGCAACGGTCGTGTTCCTTGTCAAGTTCGACGGCGGCGCGTGGGAAGAGGTCGACCGCTGCGGGGCACAGGAGAAAGACGTTTTTACGCTCAACTGCCCGATCCGCCGCTGCGACCACTTTAGATTAAAAATCAAAGCCACAGGAGAATACCGGCTCTATGCGCTCGAGTACGAATATGTGACGGGCGGCAGAAAGTGAGGGGACAATGGCAGATAATTTCAAACACAAGAATACAGACCTGACGCTCATCAACGATTCGGGCGACCTTGACCTCATCCGGCAGTATACCGAGGCCTACAACAAGGCATATGCCGAGGGGGACAAGGCGGGCCAGCAGGCGGCGCACGACGCAGCGGAGAAAATCCGCGCGAAGTACGACTATTCCGGCGGCGTGGACGGCAGCGAGTACATCAAACTCGGCACGGGCGCGAGCCCTGCAAAGGCTGACACGAGCTGGCTCGATAAGCTGGGCGACAGCAAATACAACTACGATCAGAGCGGGCAGATCAGTGCAAAGCTCGACGCGCTGCTGAATCGCACGCCGTTTTCCTACGACGCGGCGAGCGACCCGCTCTATCAGCAGTATCGCAAGCAGTACACGCGCGAGGCAGACCGCAGCGCTGAGGATGTGCTCGGCAAGGCGGCAGTGATGACGGGCGGGATGCCGTCCACGGCGGCGGTGGCAGCGAGCCAACAGGCGAGCGACTACCAGATGAGCCAGATGACGGACAAGATTCCCGAATTACAGCAGCTTGCCTATAGCATGTATCAGGACGGCTTGAATGCTGACCGCGCCGACCTGAATACGCTCATCGGCCTTGAGGACAACAACTACAACCGCTGGCTGGCTGACCGCAACTATCTTTACCAGCTTGCGCGCGATCAGGTGGGCGACCAGCAGGCGGCGGATGCGCTGGCGTATCAGAAGCAGCAGGACAAGCTGAACTATGACTACCAGAAGGAACGCGACGCCATCGAGGACGCGCGCTATAATGCGGAATGGCAGTATAAATTGCAGCAGGCAGCGCAGGCAGCGGCGGGGAAGGCAAGCGGCGGCGGCTCTCGCCGGACTTCCGGTGGCGGGACACGTAGCGGAGCTACCGGCGGAGCGATGGACTACGAAGGCCTGTTTGCTGCGGCACAGGCGAGCGGGAACCCCAAGAGCTGGCTTGCGCAGAAAGCTAACTACCAGAAGTACGGCTTTACATCTTCGAGCGGGCTCTATTCCGACTATGAAAACTGGCTGGAAGGTCAGAACGGTGGAAATGACGGGGGAGGGCTCAGCAGTAGCGCTTCGAGAATATTATCGAGCTTAGAGAAGATGAAGACGCAGACCGGTAGCAATACAGGCATTGCAAACACGATTGCGGTGTATGCAGATCAAGGGAAATTGACGGATGCGGAAGCGCGATATCTGTTCAGCCACTTTGGCTATGACCCGGACGAATGGCTTGAATAAACGGAGGTAAATTATGCCGATCAAAAAGGAAAAGCTGGATTCTATCAAGGGATATCGTGAGTATCAGAAAAGAAGCGGGGCGGCTGCTGCGGTCAGCAGCCCCGCTCCCGCTTCCTACGCACCCGCGCAAAAGCCTGCGAGAGTAAAGCAAGACAAGCGGGAGCAGATTTACACTTATTATCGGCCTGTTTCTACGCCAAAGATAACGGAACAGGAGAAGAAGGCAACGTCTCCGATGTTCCACCAGCAGCCGACCGTGCAGCAGAATGTCGTGACGCCGAAGAACCAGAATGCGCTTGCGCAGGGCCTCGGCAAGGGCGCTTTGCAGCAGCAAGAGGCGAAGAACTACCAGAGCGAAAAAGCCTTCAATCAGCATGTGAAGGACGTGAAGCCGCAGACGGTCACGCAGCGCGTCGGGAATACGCTCAAGGGCGCGGCGAAGACCTACAGCGCTGGCTTTGCCAATCTCAGCGGCGTGGCGGCGCAGGGGCAGGGCGGCACAGCGATGTCGCCGGTCTATCGCGCTCAGGCGGAGACGCTGGACCAGCAGATTGCGGCATTGGAAGCGACGCTGAGCGACCCGTCGATGACGGCACAGGATATTGCCGACACGAAAGAGGCGATTGCTATCGCTCGCAGCGAGCGTGAGAAGTACGGCAAGATCATCGAGAGCGGGGAAAGGGCCGCAGCGGGAGCCTATGACATCGCTGACAGGCTGGCAGACAGCGGCGCAAAGGATATCAATAAGGCGAAAAGCGGGCTGGGCAAAGTCGGACAACTCGCCGTTGACGCGGGTGTCGCGGGTGCGCAGATGGGGATGGATATTGCCCTCACGCCTTTTATGGGCGGCAGTGCGCTTTTCCCGATGTTCATGCGCAGCGCGGGCGGAGGCGCGCAGCAGGCGCGCAGAGCGGGCGCAACGCATGAACAGCAGGTCAACTATGGCCTTGCGAGCGGTGCACTCAGCGTGGCAACCGAGAAGATCGGCAACGCGGCAGCGCCGTTCAAGAAGATGTTCGGCAGGGGCTTCTTAGATAGCGTCATCGAGCGCACGATGTCGGGGCTCAATAACAGCGCGGCGGGCAAGATCGCGCTGTCGTTCATTGAAGAGGGCGGCGAGGAAGTGATCGAGGATCTTGTCCAGCCCGCGCTGCAGATGATCTACAACGGCAAGACGCTCGGTGGGAGTTACAGCGAGCTGGAAGCGGCGGAGGTTCTGAATGACTTCCTTGTTGGCGGCATTCTCGGCGGTATTGGTGGCGGCGTGGAAGCTGCGGCAAACCGATTCGCGCGCTTTGATAACTCCCTGGGTGAGAGCGGGCGAAAAGCGATTCGCGGCTCGTATCAGGAGGGCAAGGACACGGCACAGCACGTGAAGGACTTTATCCCTGCCTACAATGCGGGCGTGGAGGGAAAGGCGAACCCGAACCCGACGAATGAGACGGCCTATGCAGGCTATGTCGCGGGGCAGAACGACGCGAAGAAAGAGGCAGGAACGGGCGAGCATATTGACAGCCGCACGAAGGAAAATGTATCGAGCAGAAATGTAAACGCTTTCCAGTTTGACCACCCCGAGCTGCACGGTTATTACAGTACGGCGGCAGAGCAGATCGCCGGTATCGCTGATATAAGCCTTTCGCGCGGACAGCAGAAGGGCGCGCGGCAGCGGACGGCAAACGGATACCAGAGAAACAATCAGATATTCAAGACCCCCGCCATGCGCAAGGCGATGAACGAGGGCCTGACGCGCACGCAAATCATTGATGCAGCGCAGCGCATCATCAACGATAATGGACAGGAGAATGTCAAAGCGGCGAAAACGCTCGAGATCGTTCTTGACGACATGCTGACGAATGGGTACACTGCTGTTGATGGAACGGCGGTTGCCCCCAATACGGATTATATTGCAGCAAAGCAGCAGATCGCAGGCGCAGAGGTGCAGGCGACCGGCTTTGACAAGTATGTAACTGACAACCGCCTTGCCCTCGAGACAGGAGATGTGACAATGGATGAGCTGCGCACAGAATATGCGCAGCAGGAAGGAGCCGAACATGGAGAAGCAGTACATTTACGCAACGGCAGCGAACGGGATAACGGTGCGGATCCCCGCGGAGAAGTACGAGGCGTGGAAGAAGGCGCAGGACGAAATCCGGGCCGGAAGGAAGGGCGACACTTCGCAGACAGCGAAGCAGCTTCGCTCGATTATGGAGAAAAAGTAAGCACTGCGAGCTTCGGCATCGGCAGAGGCGCATTCAATGACAGCGTCTATCTTGTGAAGAACGAGACAGCGGAAATGCGCAAGGCGAAGGACCTCGCCAAAGAGCGCGGCCTGCGCGTGACGTTTTTTGCCGGAAATAATCTGACGTTCCGTGACAAGAGCGGGAAAACGTTCCAGGTGCGCGGCTACGTTTCAGGTGACCGCGTATTTATCCGTGCGGATCATCCGGAATTTACGTCGTACCAGATCATGCGGCATGAGGCCGGACATGATATGATCGCAAAGGGCGAAGTCGATTTGAACGAGGTACGCACGCGCATCGATAAGACCTTTACCGGCGGTGAGGTCGACTCCCTCTGCACGGCGTATGCAGACGCTTATGCCGGCACCGAAATGACGGCGCAGGAAATTTGGGAAGAGGTGGTTTGCGACAGCCTCGGCGATATGAACATTTTCGCCGACAGTGAGATCAGCGATGCGGCAGCGTTTCTTCTTGCGCATATCAAGGTGGAGAGCGAAACCGTTGCGCAGGAAAGCACGCGTGCGCCGCCAAGCAAAATAAATGGCAGGGCGAGCATTGAAGAGGCTGCCGATGGCAAAAAATATGTCCGCGCCGACAGACAGGTCATTTTTGGAAATGACCCGCAGAGTTGGAGCGAACAGCTGGAAGACTATATTAACGGGAAAATCCGCCGTGGACAAGACGTTAAGCTTATCGGCGCGGATGGCGACGAATTGGTTCTGACTGCGACCTCGGCAGGGAAACTGAGCGACAACCACACCAGCGATGGGCGTACTATGAGCGAGGCGGCATTTGAGCGAAAAGTAAATGCAGCATCGCATATTGACGAGTTGGCGCAGGTTTCTGTCAAGGGGGACAGGAACGTTGTAGATCATAACAGTCGACATGGAGACATGGCAAGTAGCGGTTGGAATTATCGCACGGCGTTTTTCAAAGACTTTGACGGGAAATATTACAAGGTTACGATATCGACGGCGCAGAGCGCAGACGGTAAGATGATCTATAATATTGGGCAGATGCAAGAAAGAAGCATCCCCCAAATTAATGGCTCTTCCGCTGCGGACAGCGGCGCTCTGCGAGGGAATGCTTCTGTAGATAGTCTATCTCGTGGCGCACAAAATGTCAAGCTGAAGTTCAGCATGGAAACGCCGGTCGAAGAGACAAAAACCCTCGTCGCCATGCACAATATGACCGAGGAAAAGCTACGACGCACGCTCGACATCGGCGCGTGGCCGTCGCCTTCCATCGCCGTCGTGAAGGCAAAAGAGGGGCACGCCAACTACGGCGAATACTCCGCCATCTTCCCGCGCGGGGCCATTGATCCGCAAGCGGACAGCAGGAACAAGGTCTACGGCGGCGACGCATGGACGCCGACGCACGATAACGCCCTGGTGGAGCGCGGCGTAAACTACGAGGCGCGGCGGGCGTTCGATGAGAACATCAAGAACCTGTCCAGCCAGTTTGCGGGCGGCGTTTTCCAAGGCAGCGGCACGCTGGGCAAGATCGGATTGGAGAATGAGACCAGATGGGAGCCGGAAGAGATCGCCGACAAGCTGGCGAACCATCCGGAGGTGCAAGCGGCATTCCTTCAGAGCGAGGGCAAGAGCCTTGAACCGGTGTACCGTGACAAGCAGTTCGACCGTTTCTTCAGCAACGCGACCATTCAGCGGTACCTCGACGCGGTGGGCGAACAGGAAGTGGCGCGGCTGGCGGTGAAGCTGATGACCGGCGAGCGCCTGACGGCGGAAGAGATGAAACCGGCGGAACAGTCCATCCGGGAGGTCTATGCAGAGGAACACGCCAACTTCCTGAACCGCAGACCGGAATCCAAGGAGAAGCGCATCGACTACTACATGAAGAACAACGTGTTCCCTAACCGGGTGGAGGACTTCATCCGGAGCACGCAGGAGTTCTATGAGAGCGGCGGAAGCGCGGGCGAGATCGACAAGGAAGCCACGGCGGCCAAGATGATGGAGATGATCGCACCGGGCGGAAGCCGGAACGATGCGCTGCGGACGGTGAAAGACTGGGTGCAGCCACAGCTGGAGGGGCTGCTGGGCGAGCGGGGCATCTACAACGGCGAGGATGCAGTGACCGACAGCGGCAGACGCAGCTTTGCACAGACACACTGGGACTACACGGCGGAGAACATCGTGAAGGCCATGAACATGGCAGCAGCCAAGGGCGCGAACATGTACGGCGTGACACCAGAGACACTGGCGGCAACGGCCACGCGGGAATATCGGAACGTGGACGAGATGCACGCGGACGAGGCGAGACTGCGCACGGTGAGCGAAGAGGAACACGAGAAGGCGCTGCGAGACCTCGGCATCTACCTTGACCGGGTGACGGATGATCTGCTGCGTACCACAAAACACCGGTTCGACAACACCTTCGAGGAAGAGCAGAACCTGAGCCGCATCATTGCAGAGGCGGCCAAAGGCAAGAAGACTGCGGCGGCGGTGAAGGCGGCGTTCCGCAAGGAAGGCTATGCCATATCCGACGGGCACGCCAAGAGCATCCTTGCGCTCATTGACCGCGCAGCCAATATCCCGACGGGGTACTACGAGGCGAAGCCCCAGCGCGTCGTCGGCTTTGATGAGGCACTTGCCGTTATCGCGCCGGACGATGCACCCGTCGACCTGTTAAGCGAGATGCGCAATGCGGGCATGAATGTTGTGGAGTACAAGGCAGGCGACGATGCAGACCGCCTCGCCAAGGTCAACAGCGTGGATGACGCAGCATTCTCCCGCGAGATCCCTGAGGCAAACTACGAAACGTTGAAAGAGAAGTACGGATATATCCCGGCGGGCGAGCGCGCATACCGCGAAGTGCAGGTACCGAAGAAGACGGCGGATGACAAATACGTCAGCCGCACGATCCGCACGGTGCTGGAAGCAAAGGCCACGCCGGACGCAATGGTGCCGACGTTGGAACGAATGGTGGCAAAAGGAGAGTTCTCTTACGACCGCTATACGGACAAGCAGGCCATTAGTGACGCAGAAAGCCGCATCAAAACCGAAGGCTGGCAAAAGACCCTGAACAAGTGGAAAAGTTCCACCAAAGAGGGAATCAGCAAGGAGAATACGGCGATTGGCTGGTCGCTTTACAACAATGCGGCAAACAGCGGTGATGTGGAGACAGCTCTCGATGTGCTCGACACCATCGTAAAGCGCCAGAGAAATGCGGCACAGGCGTTGCAGGCAACGCGGCTGCTCAAGCAGCAGGACCCCAGTACGCAGCTTTATGCGGCGCAGCGCAGCGTGGAGAACTTGACAGAAGATCTCAAAAAGCAGTACGGGGAAAAGGCCCCTGATCTGAAGATTGACCGCGACCTCGCCGAAAAGTTCCTGAACGCAAAGGACGACGATGCGCGCACCGAGGCGATGAAGGAAATCTATCGCGATATCGGCAGACAGATGCCGAGCCGCTTCATTGACAAATGGAACGCTTGGCGCTACTTTTCGATGCTTGGTAATCCACGCACGCATGTGCGCAACATCGTTGGCAACGTAGGATTTGTTCCTGCTGTCACGGTAAAGAACGTTATCGGCGCAGGCATTGAGAGCGCTGCGAACGCGGTGAGCGGCGGCAAAGTCGGACGCACGAAGGCAATCCTGACGACGAAGGACGCAGGGCTTATCAAGGCGGCATGGAGTGACTATGCCAACATTCGCGAGCAAGCTCTCGGTAGCGGCAAGTACAATGATAATGTCAATGTGCGACAGGAAATCGAGGAAGGGCGCACGATCTTCAAACCGAAACTGCTGGAAGCGATGCGCAAATTCAACAGCACGGCGCTGGATGCGGAAGACGCATGGTTCTCCAAGCCGCATTACGCGGCGGCGCTGGCGCAATTCTGCAAAGCAAATGGCATTACCGCGGAGCAGGTCGCTGGCGGGAAAGGCATTGAAGCGGCACGCGAATACGCGATCAGAGAGGCGCAGAAAGCGACCTATCGAGACACCAATGCGTTTTCACAGATGATCTCCGATCTCGGCAGATATCGTGGGGATAACAAGATGAAACGCCTCGGAAGCACCCTCGCCGAAGGAATCCTGCCGTTCCGCAAGACACCAGCCAACATTCTGGTGCGCGGCGTGGAATACAGCCCTATTGGTTTCCTCAAAAGCATAAGCTATGACCTTGTGCAAGTGCAAAAGGGTAATATGCAGGCGACCGAAATGATCGACCGGGCCGCCGCCGGTCTGACCGGCACGGGGCTGATGATGCTCGGCCTTTATATGGCGAAAGAGGGCATTCTTCGCGGCAGCGGCGGTGATGACGAGAAGAAGAAAAAGTTCGACGAGCTGCAAGGACATCAGGAATATGCGATGGAGCTGCCAAATGGCACGAGTATTACGCTGGATTGGCTTGCGCCGGAAGCGCTTCCGTTTTTCGTTGGGGCAAACCTTTACGAGCAGATGCAGGCGAACAACGGGTATCTCACTATGAGCGATATGCTTCAGGCAGCAAGCAACGTGACGGACCCGCTTCTTTCCATGAGTTGTCTGCAAAGCCTGAACGACGTTTTTGACGCGGTGGGGTATGCGTCCTCCGGGGACACAAACGCACTAACCAGTGCGGTAGCAAGCGCGGCGACGAGTTATTTGACGCAGGGTATCCCGACGGTCTTCGGGCAGGCGGAGCGCACGGGCGAAAGCGAGCGCATGACGACCTATACGGATAAGAACAAATTCCTGACGCCGGATATGCAATATGCGCTCGGCAAGGCCAGCGCGCGTATTCCGGGCGTTGACTACGGGCAGATTCCCTTTATCGACGCATGGGGGCGCACGGAAAACTCCGGAGGCGTGGTCGCGCGGGCATTTAACAATTTTGCGAATCCCGCGTATACCTCGAAGGTAAGCGGCAGCAAAATGGAAGATGAATTGAGTCGCCTGTATGAGGCGACCGGTGAGGCCAAAGTCCTGCCGCAGCGCGCACCGAAATCTTTTACCGTGAATAAGGAAAACAAACAGTTGACCGGCGAGGAATACGTCAAGTACGCCACAAAGCGCGGGCAGACTTCCTATAAGATCGTCAGCGAGCTCACGGGACTTGCGAGCTATAAGTCCATGAGCGACGGCGATAAGGCAGATGCCGTTGCAAAAGCCTACGAATATGCCAACATCGTTGGGAAAATGAGCGTGAGCAATTACCAAACGGACGGGTGGGCGGCAAAGGCCATAGATACCGTCAAAAAAACGGGCGTTTCAGAAGCCCAGTATATTGCGCTCTATCTGGCGAAAGGTGGGATCAAAAGCCTGAAGGACAAAAACGGTGACACCATCAGCAACAGTGAAGGCTTGCAGATCATGGAGCTTGTTTATCAGCAGAAGGGGCTTTCCGATAAACAGCGTGCAGCCCTCTTTGAGGACTTCGGCGTCGGAAAGAGCATTCGCCATTGGAACCGCGCGCGGGTGGACGAGCAGCTTGCAATCATGAGGAAGAAAGCGGCGTAAAGAAAAAGAACCTGTCGGATCACCGGCAGGTTCTTTTGCCCCGTGGTGAATTTGCGGAGGCGGCATGATAGGCTCAATGGAGAACACCATAAAAATAAGGGGGCGTGAAAAATGGATAATGCAAAGCACTACGATGACGCAGAGATCGCGCTGATTGAAAGCAGGTGCAAGAGCAATACGCATCGAATCAATGAGTTGCAGGAGCACCAGACGGCGCTTGACAGGCTGGCAACGTCGGTCGAAGTGCTGGCGACCAAGCAGGAGACCGTTGAGGGCGACGTCAAGGAGATCAAAGAGGACGTGAAAGCCATCACGGGCAAGGCGGGGAAACGTTGGGACAGTCTGGTCGACAAGGCCCTCGCGGTGCTGGCGGGTGCGTTTATCGCGTGGCTGCTGTCGGGTGTAGCCTTATGAAGAAGCTGAGAAAGCGGGACAAGTACGTCATAGCGGCAGTGCTCAATCTCTGCTGGTACTGCATTGCGGTGCTCGTATTGACCGCGCATGACAAGGTAGTGCCGGATAGCCTGACCGTCGCGTGGTTCGCCGCGTGGACGGCAGAACTCGGCCTGCTGGCTGGAATCAAAATCAAGGGAAAGGACGAATAACATGAACGAATTACTGAACAAGAGAATCGCAAACCTTCTTAGCGTGAAGAGCCTTGTGACGATTGCGCTGACGGTGACCTTCTGCGTGCTGACAGTACAGTCGAAGGTGACGCAGGAATTCAACACCGTGTACCTCATGGTCATCGCGTTCTACTTCGGCACACAGAATGCGGCGGGCAGTGCGAAGGGAGAGTGAGCGGTGTGAATATCCGCAAATATCCGGCCAACGCCGGGAACGTCGGCGGCAAGCGCACGGCGAGCGGTATCCGCTACATCGTCATCCACTACACCGGCAACGACGGCGACACGGCGATGAACAACGCCAAATACTACGCTTCGAACGTCGTGAAGACCAGCGCGCACTACTTCATCGACGAGAAGGAGATCGTACAAAGCGTGGATGACCTGCGCGTTGCGTGGGCGGTCGGCGGGAAGAAGTACCCGTCTTGCCCGCAGACGGGCGGCGGGACGCTGCACGGCCGCTGCCTGAACGCAAACAGCATCAGCATTGAGCTGTGCGATGAGAAGAAGAACGGCGTATACGCGCCGGGCGCGAAGACCGTCGCGCAGGCACTTGAGCTGACGAAAGCTCTGATGAAAAAGTACAACATCCCCGCGAGCAACGTCATCCGCCACTTTGACGTGACGGGTAAGCTGTGTCCCGCGTACTGGTCCGGCAGGGAGAACGCGGGCAAGTGGGAAAAGGAGTTCAAGAGCAGGCTTGTGGAGCCGGACTACCGCGAAGTGCTCAAGAAGCGCGCGGGGCTGCTCGATCCGACGCTCGACTACCTCGCGGCGTACAAGTACGGCAGTGACCTGATCCGCAAGCTCGCGACAATGAAATAATTGTGTCCGAATCGGGCACGGAAAGGAAAACGGGCGGGAGGCCTGCAATGTCTCCCCTCGCGTGAGCGCTCTGCAAGCCCCGGTGCACAGCATGGACAAGCAGCACCGAGCGATCCGCGCACAGTTATCCTCTATGGCCCCCAAGCGAGCCGTGGCGTATATCTTATCGTTTGAGCTGCCGCCCGATGAGGCGTACTGCCTTATTGAATGCGATGTGCGCGGGAAGAGCCGCGTCGAAGTCGCGGAGACGCTGCACGTCTCACCGGAGTACGTGAAGACGCGGCGGCGCCGGGCGTACAGCAAAATCGCGGACGGCATCAAAAACACATAAAGAAGAGACCCTACAAAGACCTTTTTCAGGCTCTTTGCGGGGCCTCTTTTTCGTTATCATTGAGACAACAAAAGGAGGTGCGCGCATGGACCAGTTTGCAATCGCCGGATACAGCGGCGGAAACTGCATGATGTGTGTTATCGACAACGGTGATATTTTCCAGACCGACTATTTCGGCAACCGCCAGCAGCTCATCGGCAAGACCTCTTCGGCATACGCCGAGCTGGAAGCCACCACGCAGGAGTATTACGACAAGCTTGTTGAGCTGGGCGTCATCACTCCGCCCAAGACGCAGGAGGAGCTAATGGGCGAAATGCAGTCGGCTATGAGCGACATGGCTGCGGTCATCAAAAATCTGACCGATCAGGTAAAGGAGCTGAAGGAAAATGGACCTCAAGCAACTCTTAGCGGCAGCGGCGAGAATGTTTCCCAGCGCCGACCTGCAAGGCGCGGCGGAGAAAGCGGAGCAGGCGATCAGCGGGACGGTTGACACGCTGGAGGGCGTGCAGAGCACGGCGCGCAGGCTCGGCATTGATCCTGGTATCGCCGACAGCCTATATTCGCGCTACGGGCGCACAATGCAGGCGAAGGCCCTGTGCGGGCTTCTCGGCACGACCCCAGAGGCTTTGCGCTCTGACGCCAATAAAATACTCGGCGGCACACAAAACGGCTCACAGGCCCCGCAAAAGGGCAAAGCGGGGCACTCAACCAAATTCCCCCGGCTGAAATAGCTGTTGGAATAATTTTTGAGGAAAGGAGAATGCACCATGAACAACGATCAGAGCACCGGCATGAGCTGGCTCGCGGTACTGTTTATCATCATCGTCATCGCGGCGCTGTTTGGCGGCTTTGGCAACGGCTTTGGATTTGGACGCGGCAATATGCCGTATCCCGTCAATGACACCGGCTGCAACCGCGTGAGCAACTGCGAGGTCGAAAAGCAGGGGATCATCGACACGTCCCGCACGCAGTATCTCATCGAGCAGCAGAGCAACGACACGCGCATGGCAATCAACGCCAGCACTGAGGCGATCACCAGTCAGGCCAGCCGCATCTACGAGCAGCGCCTGCAGGAGACCATCTTCGACCTCAAGATGGAGAACCAGAACCTCAAGAACGGCATCTTCACCAAGGAGCAGACAGACGCCCTGGCGGCGAAGATCTCCGATTGCTGCTGCGGTTTCAACCGCCGTCTGGATGCGATCGAGGGCCGCATGCTGACCAAGCCCGCACTGTACGGCGTGGCTTCGACCTGCGCAGGCCAGATCATCCCCGCGTCTTGCGGCTGCAACGGCAACGTCAACCTTTAAGACCATATTCCCCGCTCGGGGGACATGGCAGGCCCCTATGGCCGGGTAACAGGCGGGGCTATAGCCCCGCCATTTTTATGGAAGGAGAATAAAAAATGTCTTGTAAATCCGCTCTTTACGCTGCCATGCAGACGCCCACCGCAGTCGCGGTCGACGGCGTCATCCCTCTTGGCAGCCTTATCCGCCGCTACGGCTGTGACGTGGCGCTCAACGGCAACGCTGTCAACATCACCGGTGCCGGTTACTACGATGCCGACGCCTCGGTCACCGTCACGCCTGCCGCTGCCGGAACCGTCACCGTTACACTCTACAAGGACGGCGTCGCCGTCCCCGGCGCGACCGCCTCGGCGACTGCCGCCGCCAACGGCACGGTCGATCTCAGCATTCCGGCGCTTGTGCGTCAGGTCTGCTGCGCGGAAGGGTCCGCTCTGACGCTGGTACTCGCCGGTGCCGCTGCTACGGTCAATAATGTGGCGCTGCGCGTGCAGCGGATCTGAGAGGTGCGCGATGGTGCAGCTCTTGATCGGGATGCTGCTTGGCGCGATGGTGGCCACGCCCACAGGGCGCAGCATCGGCAATCAGATCGGCGACGCGGCACTGGCGGAGATCAAAAAAGCAATGCCGAAGCCGACCGCAGAAAGCGAGGAAGAAAATGAAACTCATTGAAAAACTGTCGGCGATGGTCGACGAGGAAATCGAGGACGCGATGAAGTACGCGAAATGCGCGCTCGAGTACAAGGACGAATGTCCCGCTCTTGCGAAGACGTTTTACGAGCTTTCCGGCGAAGAGATGCATCACATGACGATGCTCCACGCCGAGGTCGCTGGCGTCATCCAGAAGTACCGGCAGGAGCACGGCGAGCCGCCCGAGGGCATGAAGTGTCTCTATGACTATCTGCACAGGAAGCAGATTGAGAGAGCTGCCGACGTCAGACGCTTGCAGGACATGTGCCGGGAGTAGACCTGTTAGGGATTTGTTAGCAACCGCGAAGGAATGAAGCGGAATATTGAAGCATTTAATCCTGTATTGTTACATTTATTCTGCTTTATTCCTGGTTATTGCAACATAATTCCGCAAAGCGCGCGTTCGTAGCTATTTCACACGCAGGAGGTCACTGGTTCGAGTCCAGCAGTCTCCACCAAAAAAGCCTTGAAACTCAACGGTTTCAAGGCTTTTTCTTTTTGCCCGATTCCGGTTTTGTTAGTAACGTGCCTGTAACAGCCGCTACGATCGTATCGGGGTCAATATGGGTGTAAATGTTTGCAGTAGTAGAATAATCTGCATGGCCGAGAACTTTTTGAAGGATTTCTGGTGGAAGACCTTCCTTTACCGCGCGCGTGGCGTAAGTGTGGCGCGTGGCATGAGGGGTCTTTTTTTCTATCCCGAGGCGGGACAGCAAGGGGTAATAATCGCGCTTTCGGTAATTTTCGGGGGAATGCTGGCCCTCATAGCCGGAGAGCAACAGTGGCCCAGTCGCTTTGGATGCGAAATACGCAAAGTAAGGCTTTCCCTCGCCCCGAATCGGAATTACACGGTTCCGCCCAGCTTCCGTTTTCTCACCGCCGATCACGTAGGTCTCGTGATAAGATGCGACGGGCAGGGAAAATAGCTCACCGATGCGCATGCCGGTCGATAGAAGCATGAGCACGATCTTCGCTGCGTCGCTGCCGTTGGATTCCAGCTTTTCAATATCGTCATCAGTGAAAATCTCCTTTTCCTTTTTTACGTTTTCGGGAAGTTTGATGTAATGCGCAAAATTTGTCACGCAAATCTCTTCCCGCATGGCCCAGTTTGACATTTGTGTCGCAAGCTGCTTGTATTTCGAAACGGTGGAGTGGGACTTGCTCATATGCTGGTCAATAACCGCCTGGAAATCCGCTGCGCGCAGATCGCGGAATTTCTTGTTGTGCAGCGGGGCAAAGACATCAAATGCGCGGTCATAAGATTCCACCCCGCTTGAGCCGATCTCGCGGTAGTGCTCCGCTTTCCACGACTCGAACACCTCGGCAAAGGTCATATTGTATCGCTCGTCCAGCGGTTTTCCGGAGAGCCGTTCCAGCGCTTCCAGCGCGTCAGACTTCTTCGGGTAGTATCCGATGATGACCCGATTCTTTGCGGCGACCCACGGGCGCGTTCTGCGTCCTTGCAGCTTATATACCGTGCCGGTTCCGTTGGCGCGCTTGAGCGCCTTGCGCTTTTCCGGAACTTGCTTTTTGCCGCACATAGGACAAAACAGCGCACCTTCCGGCAGCGCTGCTTTACATTTGATGCAATTCGCCATGTTAGCCCCTCCAAAATCCATAGTCGGCGCAGTGCATATCGATATACAAGCCCCATGCAGCCAGTAACACCACCGCGATGAACAAAAATAAAATCACGCCGTTTCGGATGCGCACTCCGCGCCGCATGATCTCGATCGTGTCCGCTTTTGCATCCACGTGGCGTTCCAGCTCATCGTTGCGCGCTTGCAAGGTTTCCTCTGCCGGTGTCAACCGTTCGGAAATGCCGAACACTTCATCAAGCGAAATTCCAAGCACCTTGCAGATCGGCGCGACGGTGTAAATGGACGGGGCTTTCGACATTTTGGAAAAGAAGTTCTGGACGGTGGACAGCGGCACGCCGGAAGCGTCGGAAATGTCGTGGTAGGTCAGTTTCAGTTCTTCTTTACGGATTTTGCACAGCTCTTGAATGTTCATTTACATCACCTTAACTTTTCCGGTTTCCGCCTGTTTGGGGTGCCAAAAGTGGGCCTGTCGAACGCGGTCGAATGCCGTCGTGTTGCAAGGTCTTGGTATTGAAGTGGTAAGGTAAAGCGCGATATGGTCAAAACAAGCAGCGGCGACCGCTCCCCGCTGCTGCCGAAAAGCCCTCGCCGGTGTTGCAGAGGCGGCGAGGGCTTTTTCAAAACTTAATCCCAGCACACCGGGCAAGCACCATATCCGATAGATTGGCAGTATTCGATATTGTGAGCCCAATATTCGCTTGCTGCTTGAAACACCGGGCATTCGTAATTGTGATAGTACGATGACCCGCTGACGATAAATCCAATGTTGTTGTACAAGAAAAGAGCTGCGTCCAGATGGTCATATAGGCCCTCTTTCTGAGCCTTGACGCGGGCAAGCTCGGTATTCAAGTCTCCGACTTTTGTTCTGTATTCTTTAATAGCTTCTTCTTTTTGAGTAAGCTTGTTATTGAGCACGCGGATTTTTTCGGCAGATTCCGCCGAATTGTTTGCCCATGAAATGCCCTGCCAGACATTCCCAGCGAGGCTTAGCGCAAGAGCGACAACAAGGCCAATCATCAACGCCCGCGGCGCAGCCTTTTTAACCTTCTTTTCGGGGATGACGGCAGGCAGCTCCGTCCCTGACAGGACGGGATCAGGCGAATCCGGAGCTGCCTGCGCGGGGGTGGCGGGTTGAACCGGCGGATAGTTGCGCGTTTCAAAATAGCTTCGATTCCACCAATAGAAAATGCTGCCCCAAAGAATCGCAGGAGAAAAACTGACGTCGTACCCATTAGAAAAATCATAGATGGAAAATGCAAATGCCAAAATAGCTGTGTACCCAATGTGCAGCCATTTTAGAGCCTTTGATGAAATGGGGCCTTTTCGCAACCGCAAGAGAAGAGGCCCTGCGCCATATATGGAAGCAGTCAACGCGAGAGAACCCAATGCAGATGCCACATTAAACTGCATAACATCACTTCCTTATTTTACACGGAAAACCGAAAGAAACAGGTCTACGATCTTCTTTATTACGCGGCGCTGGTATCGCGCGCGCTTTTCAAAATATTCCGGGTCGTTATACATTCCCATGAAAGCACGCCCTCGTGGTGAAAATGGTTGATTTATGAGAGATAATAGGTGAAACAACTTGAACGGAGGATACATAGATGCAACGTTTATATCAAGACGCAAAAGCCAACGCCGATAATATCACTGCGGAAGACCGCGCATTCCTCGAGGCCATTCAAGATGAAGAAAAACGGAGAGCAGTCATTGAACTGTTGAAAGGAGCAAAAAGATGAAGATTTTATTTTGCATTTGCACAGCGTTATCCATGTTCTTTAGCGTGTGGGCCGTTCTCGGGCAAATCAAACTGCGTAAAATGAGAGACAGGTTAAATGAGCTTGAGTGCTGTCAATATCCCCAACAGAAGAGAACCGCCAGCGAAGAGCATCGATGCAAAGGATACCCATTTGTTGACAATAGCATGGTGTTCCATTTTTGCATTTTCTTCACGGATGTAGTTTTGTTCGCGGCGCTTCTCATCATGTTCTTCGCTTAACTTTGAGTAATAAGCCCGCCCGATGGGGGTGATTTTAACTGACGAATACGGGGCAAGCGACCCGGAGATATACCCGCTGTGCAGTAGCAGTTGCAATGAACCGGACGTCTCCTGCACGGATTTATCAGAATTCATCAGCGCAGACCATTCCATTTCGCCGCCACTCTCGGAGAGGGCTTTTAGAACGTTAAATTCAGACATACTCACTCCTCCTTGATCCCGAGTAATGTGCGGATCGCCTCTTTTGTACGGGCGTCCGCAACGTGGTACGCCTGCAACAATTCAGAATCGGTATAGTTTAGGCCCTCGCCCTCTGTGGCGGGGGCTTTTTCTGTGCCTTTTTCCGGGAGGACAGGAAGCTCGTCGCCGTCCAGCTCGGCAAGCGTGATGCCGAAATGGTCGGCGATCTTCTTTTTGGTTTTTGGATATGGAACGCACTCTCCGGACTGCCAATTCAAAACGCCCTGGTTACTCGCGCCAATTATTTTTGCAAACTTGTACGCGGTGTATTGCTTTTGTTCCATGCAGTAATTGAAGTTTTGAGTAAATGGCATAAATCTAATCCTCTATACTTGTGCAATCCAACGGTCAAGTCTTTATTGACAAATACTCAAGTCTGGAGTATACTAAAGAGCGTGGACAGGTAATAAGAAACCAGACCACCCCGACAAATCGGGCTGGTGAGAAACATATAGTTGTCGCAAACTTAGAGTATCACCAATGCTCCAATTTGTCAACATTTTAATCAAATTTGGAGGCGAAAAAAGATGGGGTTCCCTGAAAACCTTGCTCGGCTACAGGCCGAGCGCGGCGAGACGAATTATCGTCTTGCGAAAGAGATCGATGTCTCGCAGACGTCGATCAAAAGCTGGAAAGATGGCGCTTGCTACCCGCACCCGCGCCACATCAAACGGCTTGCCAAGCACTTCAAGGTAAATGAAGGAGTGCTTACGGGGAAGGAGGACGCATGAACGAGCTAATCAAGATCACTTACAACAATGACCGCCCTGCGGTCTCTGCGCGAGACCTGCACGATTTTCTCGAAGTGAAGACGGCTTATAAAGACTGGTTCCCGAGAATGTGCGAGTACGGGTTCACCGAGGGCGAAGACTTCAACCCGCTCAAAATTGAGCGAGTTCAAAATGAGGGTGAGCGCATGGTTGCTCGAACGGTTGACGACGCAGTGCTCACCATCGACATGGCGAAAGAGCTTTGCATGATCCAGCGCAATGAAAAGGGCAAGCAGGCCCGCCAGTATTTTCTTCAAATTGAAAAGGACTGGAACAGCCCGGAGAAAGTCATGGCTCGCGCGCTGCAAATCGCAGGGGACAAACTCAAGCGGCTTGAAAGCAAGGTCGAGGCCGACGCGCCAAAGGTGCTTTTTGCCGATGCGGTCAGCGCAAGCAAGACTTCGATCCTCGTCGGCGAGCTGGCGAAGTTGCTGAAACAAAACGGCGTGGATATCGGGCAGCACCGACTGTTTCGTTGGATGCGCGAAAACGGTTATCTGATTCGCCGAAACGGCACGGACTTCAATATGCCAACGCAAAAATCGATGGACTTGGGGCTTTTCACCGTTAAGGAAACGGCGATCACACATTCTGACGGCACGGTGACGGTGAGCAAAACCACGAAAGTCACCGGCAAAGGCCAGCAGTATTTCATTCAGAAGTTTCTTGGAGAGGAAGGAGCACGCAAATGAAGACGATTCAGACGATGGACTTAAACGAGTGCGCGGCGTATCTGAGAGAACACGGGCTGAGCATTTCGAACGAATCGCTGGCAGCCGGCCTTGAACAGCGGGTTTACCCATTCGGCGTGTGCATCCGCGGCGGCAAGCGCAGAATCTTCCAAATCTACACTCGACTGGTGAACGAGTGGATCTCGGAACGCGAGGTGGAGGCATGATCGATATGCTGTTTTTCGGCGGCATCGCCGCTGCGGTGATCGCGCTCAACGGCTGCGACTTTACGACCTCCCTTGCCGTCATCGGCGCGTGCGCGGTGTGCAAGGTGCTGTATGATCTGCTTCCGTTTATCGACAGGGGGTGCAAGCGATGAGAAAGCACGACAGACGGACGCGCGAGCAGCGCAAGGCCGACGAGGCAATGCTTTTCGCCGGTATCTGCCTGCTGCTGGCGGCAGTGCTCATCGCGGTCTCGGCGATGATGTGATGTACCGCTGCGAATGGTGCGGGCTGACCTTTGACGAGCCCGACGTCTTGCGCAGGCGCGAGAACCTTGACGGTGAGCGCGGCGTGGAGCTGCAAACGATACTATGCTGCCCCTTCTGCGGGGCGGAAGATATTGAGGTAAAGAAAGATGAAGATGCAGAAGATATCGACGCTCGGGATGAGCCGCGAGGAGTGGCTTAAAGAGCGCAAGAAGAGCCTCGGCGGCAGCGACATGGGCGCGGTGCTGGGCCTGAATAAATACCGCTCGCCCTATACGGTGTGGGCGGAGAAGACCGGCAGGATCGGCGAAGAGCCGGAAAACGAGGCGATGCGAATCGGGAGAGACCTCGAGGGCTACGTTGCAACTCGATTCGAGATAAAAACAGGGTTGCGTGTCCGCAAGGTGAACTACATCCTGCGTAACGATGAGGCGCCGTGCCTACATGCGAACATTGACCGTATGGTGTTACCAGCTGGTTGGCACGCGGGCCTTGAATGCAAGACCGCGAATGCGCTGAACATGAAGCGCTATGCAGTTGGCGAATTCCCCGAGAGCTATTACGCGCAGTGCGTGACATATCTCGCCGTGACGGGCTGGGAACGCTGGTTCTTGGCGGCGCTGGTGCTGGGCAAGGGCTTTTACTGCTACCAGATCACGACCGTCCCCGATGACTATGTTCCCGGATGGTGCGAGAGCAGCGTATATGTCAGCCCGGATGAGATCGAGGCGCTGAAACGCTGCGCCGCTGACTTTTGGCACGACTACGTGGAGGCAGACAGCCCGCCGCCGATGGACGGTATGGAGAGCACGACGGAGACGATCACGAGCATCTACGAGGGCGGCGGCGGCGAGGTTGAGCTGTTCGGGCGCGAGAGGCTTGTCGAGCAGTACCAATACCTGATGAGCCGCAAGCAGGCCATCGAGAAGGGCGCGGACAGCATCAAGCAGCAGCTCATGTCTGACCTCGGCGACAATGAGCGCGGCTACTGCGGGCGCTTCACGGTCGACTGGAAAGCACAGAGCCGCCAGACGTTCGACGCAAGGGCATTTGCAAAGGATCACCCCGAAATGGATCTGAGCGGCTACTACAAAACGACAAATTTCCGCAAATTTGCGGTGAAGGAGGAAAAGGAAAGATGAAGGAAGGATTGATTCAGAACGCGCAGGGCGCGCAGGCCGTAAAGAAAGGCAATCCCACGATGCAGCAGTACATCAAGCAGATGGAGGGTGAGATCGCCAAGGCGCTGCCGAGCGTCATCACGCCGGAGCGCTTCACGCGCATCACACTTTCCGCGTTGAGCGCAAACAAGCAGCTCGCGCAGACCACGCCACAGAGCTTCCTCGGCGCGATGATGACGGCAGCTCAGCTCGGCATGGAGCCGAACACGCCGCTTGGGCAGGCGTACTTGATCCCGTACCGTAACCACGGTCAACTGGAATGCCAATTCCAACTGGGGTACAAGGGGCTTATTGACCTCGCGTATCGCAGCGGTGAGGTCAGCATTATTCAGGCGCAGGTCGTTTACGAGAACGACGAGTTTGAATATTCCTTCGGCCTTGAGCCGAAGCTCAACCACAAGCCCGCCAGCGGTGAGCGCGGCGAGCCGAAATTCATCTACGCGATGTTTCGCACGAAAGACGGAGGATTCGGCTACGACGTGATGAGCGTTGAGGACGTTCGCAATCACGCAAAGCGCTTTTCCAAGGCATACAGCAATGGCCCGTGGCAAACGAACTTCGAGGAGATGGCAAAGAAGACTGTGCTCAAGCGCGTGCTCAAGTATGCGCCGCTCAAGAGCGACTTTGTTCGCGCGGTGGCGCAGGACGAGACCATCAAAACGAAGATCAGTGAGGACATGTATTCCGTGAGCGATGACACGGTCATCGAGGCGGAGAACTACACCGTGGACGAGACGACCGGCGAGGTTATCGAAAGCGACGGTGACGCGCAGTGAGCATGAATCGCGTGTGCCTGATGGGACGCATCGGGCGTGACTTGGAGCTGAAAAAGACGAACAGCGGCGTATCCGTTGTGTCGTTCCCTCTTGCCGTTGATCGCAACGGCAAGGAGGGCGGCACAGACTGGATCGACGTTGTGGCGTGGCGCGGAACGGCAGAAGTGCTCTGCAACTACGCCGATAAGGGTCGCGTGATCGGCGTCGAGGGTCGCTTGCAGATGCGCGACTGGACGGACAAGAACGGCAACAAACGCAGGAGCTACGAGGTGCAGGCTGACAGCGTGTATTTCGCAGATAACAGGCGCTCGGAGGGTAACAACACCGCCGCACCGCAATACGCCGCAGAGAGCGCCGCAGGCGGCTTTGCAGAGGTCAGCGAGGACGACGGCGAGCTGCCGTTTTAAGGGAGTAGTCTATGGCAAAGAGCGGGATCGATTACTTTCCGCTTGATGTCACATTGAACGCAAAGTTTGAACTGATAGAAGCAGAATTTGGCTTGACAGGATTTGGTGTAGTCGTTCACTTGCTGCAAGAGATTTACGGCAAGGCGGGTTACTACATTGAATGGACAGAGGAGGTTGCGCTTTTGTTCGCCCGCAAGGTCGGGTTGGGTGGGAGCGTCGTTTCCGAAATAATAGAGGCTTCTATCAGACGAGGGATGTTCGACAAAGAGAAGTATGACAAGTACCACGTATTGACCTCTAAAGGCATACAGGAAAGGTACTTCGAGGCAGTCAGCCGCCGCAAAACTCTTGAAGTCGATTACAACATCCTTCTGGTTGATGTTGCCCAAATTTTGCCCAATGTTTACATTTCTGCGAAAAATGTAAACATTTTTTCAAAAAATGCTGACATCGAACGACAAAGTAAAGTAGAGAAAAGTAGAGTAGAGAAGAGTAAAGAAGAGTACATATTATGCGCTGAGCCGCAAGCGGCTGACGCGCCGCCGGTGATTTCTTTGCCGCTGAATGACGGGACTTTTTTCGACGTGTCGGAGAACGACAGGGCCAAATGGTCGCAGCTCTATCCGAACGTTGACGTTCTGCAACAGCTCAGAAACATGGCAGGGTGGTGCGATGCAAACCATACCAAGCGGAAGACACGCGGAGGGATTAAGCGTTTCATCACCGCTTGGCTTGCCAGAGAGCAGGACAAGGGCGGCAAAGCGCCGCAGAATAGGCCGTTTGTCGGCGGCGATGTATTCGCCGAGATGCTTGAGGAGGAAAAAAACCGTGGAAAGAGCTGACGTAATTAGCATTTTAAGGCGATTAAAACAGGCTTATCCGCAGGCTTACGCCAAGATGACCCGCGCAGAAGCCGAAGAGCTGGTTTCCCTCTGGTCGGACATGCTGGGCAATGAAGACCCCGCCGAAGCGATGGACGCAGTGAATGCGCTGATCGCCGAGGATACGAGGGGATTCCCCCCGAAAGTCGGCCAAGTGCTTGCAAAGGCTAGGGGCGCAGTTCCCCCGCACGTCTCGGCGGCTTGGATGAAGCCATACATCGAGCAGATAGCCGAACAGGAGGTATTCATGCCGAGCGTATCGCGTTATGCGAGAGAACACGGGCTGACGTGGGAAGCGGCGGATGCCGAAATGGCAGGCGGTGCGCCGTGAGCGGGTATCGCGGGGGCATTTTCAAGTGCCCGTTTTACTCGCGGGACTACCGCGACTATCTCAACTGCGAGGGTGCGCAAGTCAAGCTACCGAAAGAAGAGCTGGACGAATACACGCGGCGCTACTGCGCCAACGAAGAATGGCGGCGCTGCCCGATCGCTCGGGCGCTGACGCTGCACTACGAAAGGACGGAGAACCGATGAGCGAAAGAAACAGAGACAAGGTAAAACGGCTTGAGCACGAGCTCGGCAGATACCAGAAAAAAGTCGGCGAGCTGATGAAACTGAACGCACAGCTTTCCCAGCGAGCCGCAGGCGTTGCCGAAATCAGTATTGCAACCGACGCGCTGCTTGCACAGGTGGCGATTGCCTACGGTGAGGACGCAGTAGACCCCGACACGGGGGCAGTCATCGGCAAACGCCTGATGCTGCCGAAGTTCGACGCACGGGAAACCTATCGCAGGTACGAAGTGCATGCCAGAAGAGACGGCGAAAACTACATCATCGGCGTCGGTTTGCGGGATGATCCTGCGGACAGCAAGCGGGAAGCCGCCGGGGATGCCCCTGAGAGCGCGCAGGAGCGCTCGGAATACGAAAAACGTGAAATGACACCCTCGGAGGATAAAAACGCGCAGAGCACGTCTCAGAGCGATTTACGGGAGGCACACGATGGCGCTGACATCAGCTGACCTTGCACGGCTGGGCCCTAAAGCGCAGAAGCAGGTGCTTGACAAGCTGGCAGGCGCGCAGAAGCCGAAAAAAAGCAAATACGGAAACCGCAAGGTCGTGTGCGACGGAATCAAGTTCGATTCCGAGCGTGAGGCGGCGCGGTTCGGTGAGCTGAAAGTGCTGCGAGCGATGGGCAGGATTCGCGATTTGCGGCTGCAAGCGAATTTCACGCTCGTGGAGGGCTACACGACTATTGAGGGCGAGAGAATCAAGCCGATGGTCTATCGCGCGGATTTTACCTATGAGCGGGCGACCGAGCCGGACTGCAACGGCACGGTGCACTGGCTGCGAGAGGTCGAGGACGCAAAGGGCGCGAAAACGAAGGACTACCTGCTGAAAAAGAAGTTGTTGCAGGACAAGTTCGGCATCACGATCCGCGAGGTGTGAGATGAGCTTTGAGCACTGCCACAGCTGTAAGCCGCCTACGAGGCACGTAGGCTGTCACGGCGATTGCCCGTACTATCAGGCGGATATCGCCAAGTACAACGAGGCGAAGGGAGAAGAAGATCGCCAAACGCAGGAACGCGGTGCCTATTGGGGCGCGCGGCAGTTTAAGACGAGGCGCTATCAACGAACGAAATGAGGGAGCGAAAAGATGTTGACAGAAAAAGAGTTGGGCGAACGGCTCAAAAACGTCCGCGAAGTGCGCCGCATCAGCCAGTTTCGCCTTGGTGAAATGGTGGAATGCGGGCAGGGACATATCGGGAAGCTGGAAAAGGGTGAGCACTACCCGAAGCTGCCGACGCTGTACAAGATCAGCGAAGCGCTGAATATTTCCGTAAGCGATATTTTGTCGGAATCTCCGCCGTCAAAGGATGGGATGCTGTCACCGGAGGAAGTGGGCGCAAACATCCGCAAATGGAGAACCATGCGGGGGCTTGGCGTGAAGAAGCTGGCGGAAAAGTCGGGCGTATCGCGCAACAGCATCCGAAACCTTGAGACCGGCAAGTGCATGAGCTTCCTGCTAACGTATCAGTACATTGCCGAAGCGCTGGGCGTGACCGTTGGGACGTTGCTTGGCGAGACGGGTGGTGCGGAATGATGAAAGCTGTACCATTTAAGACGGTGGCATATCCACAGCTCAAGAAAGCCTTGCAGTCATCGGGCATGACACCGCCGGAGTTGAGCAAGAAGATCGGCGTCTCCCCGCTCTGCGTGTGGCGATGGACAACAGGGAAGAACGAATTCAGTATTCGCGTGATTAAGGCGATTCTTGCGGTGACTGGGCTGACATTTGAAGAAGCTTTCGGGGAGGTGCACGCATGAGCGAGATCATGAGGCCGAAAACGCCGTTTGAGTTCTGCGTCTATCCGGCACTGAAGGAAGCGTTGGAAAAGATGAACTATAACCAAACAGAACTGGCGCAATCCCTCGGCACGTCGCAGTTTACGGTGTCAGCGTGGGCGCGCGGCGACCGCGATACAACGGTGCGGCTGCTGCTGGCGCTGGAAGACTTGACGGGCCTGACGTTCCGGGAAATGTTCGGGGAATGCGAGGGAAGAAGATGAAGCACCTTGGCGATATTACGAAAATCAACGGCGCGGAGATCGAAGTCGTGGACGTTATCACGGGCGGCTCACCGTGCCAGGATTTGAGCATTGCAGGAAAACGCGCTGGATTGGCCGGCGCAAGAAGCGGATTGTTCATGGAACAGGTCCGCATCGTAAAGGAGATGAGAGAACGTGACAGAAAGAACGGACGGACAGGTGACATGGTCAGACCTCGGTTTATGGTCTGGGAAAACGTGCCCGGAGCATTCTCAAGCAACAAAGGGAGAGACTTCGCGGCAGTCCTCGAAGAGATCATCCGCATCGCAGAACCGGAAGCCCCCGATATTGAAGTGCCTGAAAAGGGTTGGAACACCTGGGGGGGCTACCACGATGAAGTGGGAGGACGATGGAGCAAGACGACTTTTGCAGCTACGGCGAGCCGAAGGAGGGATAACGCATGGACGTTGTTGGGCGAAAGGTTGTTAAAACGCGGGCGGCTCATGTGTGCTTCGGTTGCGGGCGCAAATTCGAGCAAGGGGCTATGATGGAGCGCAGTTGCGTTTTCGATGGTGCGCCGTGGACGTGCTATCTGTGCGAGAGCTGTCAGAAAGCGTCTTCTGAGTTAGGATGGCAAGACGAGTATGGATTTGGGGACTTGCGCGAACGTTCGCTTGAGATTGAGAGGGAGGCACTCCATGCTGACGATCACGATTAAAGCCAACGTCCCCGCCGCTGACGCGCAGGGCATCAAGGAGCGAATCGCCATGGACATTGAGCGATACGGCGACGTAAAGGTCGTGAGCATCGTGAGCGACCGGGGACGGGAAGAACAACTACGAATGAAAGGAGCCAAATTATGAGCATCAATGTAAAGAAGTACACCAAAGACCAGATGGCGAAGATGGTGGAGGACGCGCAGGAGAAGACTGCGGCGCTTGAAGCAGAGATCATCGAGCTGAAAAACTGTATCGACGAGAAGAATGATCTGATTGCCGAATATGCGAATTTAAAGGCGGCGATGCAGCGAAAGAACGCCGCTCTGACTGAGCAGATCAGCCAGATGAACGGCGAGGCCATCAACCGTGAGAACGAAATCGCGAATCTGAAAGCGGACGCGGATGCGCTGCGAAATAAGCTCGCTGATACCGAGGCGGCGCTTGGGCGGGCGAACGATGAGTGCGCTTCTAAGCAAGAGGCCCTTAATGTAATGCGTAATAGAAAATACAACGCTGAGCAACGCGCCAATTACGCAGAATCCCACCCGTGGCGCAACCTGTGGGCGTGGCTCAAGAGAAAGCTCAAAATGGCATAAGAAGAGGCAGGGCGAAAGCCCTGCTTCTCTTTTTGCCGTGAGGGAGAACCTCTTTCTTTTCTTTTATATTTCTTTTCTTTCGGGAGAGGGTGCTATACGTAGCATGTATCTATGTTGTGTGTATGTAACTATACAGAGGAGAGCACAGAAAGGAGAAAGAAAGTTTCCGCGCCCGTGGTGAGAAATAAAAGATGGCGTGTTACCGTCGGAAATAGGAAGCTCGGTTCCCCGAGCGGGGATAAGAATGCTGCGCGATAAGGCCGGGGGCGGGGGGCTTGCAGCATAAAAAAGAAAGGCGGTGGCGGCATGGCAAAAGCGGGGTGTCATCCAAAATATGCGACGGTCGAAGAAATGCAGGCCGTCATTGACCAATACTTCGAGGATTGCAAGGGCGAGCCGATCATCGGGGACGATGGGATGCCGATCCTCGACAAATTAGGGCAGCCGTTTATCATTCATCAGCGCCCGCCGACGGTGACAGGGCTCGCGCTTGCGCTGGGGTTTACGAGCAGGCAAGCGCTGCTGAACTATCAGGCAAAGAAAGGATTCGTTGACACGGTTACGCGCGCGAAGGCCCGCATCGAGGCTTATGCCGAGGAACGGCTCTTCGACCGAGACGGTCAGCGTGGCGCGGAATTCAGCCTGAAATACAACTTCCGCTGGGCAAATGACGAGAAGAAGGACGACGGTGGAGAAAGCGTGTGCGGCGTGGCAGAGCTGCCCGCTGTAATGCCTGTTCCTCAGTACGCGGGAGGTGATGCGAATGGCGAAGCGTAGCGTGGTATGGAAGCCGCAGCCCAAACAGGCACTCTTTATGAGCCGCTGGGAGGACGAGGCTCTATACGGCGGCGCAGCCGGTTAGGCGGGGGAAAATCCGATGCGTTGGTCATCGAAGCATTGCGGCAGGTGAATATCCCGTATTACAAGGCGATCATCCTGCGAAAGACCTTCCCGCAGCTTGCCGAGCTCATTGACAAGACGCTGAACTACTACCCGCGTATCTATCCGGGCGCGCGCTATAACGGCAGCAGCCACACATGGACATTCCCAAGTGGTGCGAAAATCATCTTCGGTTCGATGCAGTACGCAAAGGACAAGATCAAGTATCAGGGGCAGGCGTATGACTTTATCGCATTCGACGAGCTGACCCACTTTACATGGGAAGAATACAGCTACCTCTTTTCCCGCAACCGACCGAACGGGCCGGGGACGCGGGTGTATATCCGCAGCACGGCGAACCCCGGCGGTGTGGGGCACGGATGGGTCAAGGAACGTTTCATCACGGCAGCGCCGCCGATGAGGACCATCCGCGAGGATGCCGTCGTGCGCTTTCCAGATGGGCACGAAGAACATCGGCAGAAGAGCCGCATCTTTGTGCCGAGCACGGTATTCGACAATAAGATACTGCTCAAGAACGACGACAGCTATTTGACGCGCCTTGCGTCGATGCCGGAGGCGGAGAAGAAAGCACTGCTCTACGGCGATTGGGATACGTTCTCCGGGCAGGTGTTTACCGAGTGGCGCAATGACAGCGAACACTACCGCGACCGCATCCATACGCACGTCATCGCGCCGTTTCAGGTGCCGAAGGAGTGGCCGATCTGGTGCGCAATGGACTGGGGCTATTCAAGGCCGTTTGCCATCGGCTGGTTCGCGGTCGACCATGATAGGCGGCTCTACCACATCCGGGAATATTACGGCTGCACGGGCACGCCGAACGAGGGCGTGAAGATGGAGCCGACGGCAGTGGCCCGCGAGATGAAGCGCATTGAGGCAGAAGACCCGAATCTTAAGGGGCGGCACATCTTCCGTGTGGGCGACCCCGCCATTTGGGGCACGCAGGGCACGGAGAGCATCGGTTCGCTCTTTGAACGCGAGCGCGTCTACTTCGAGAAGGGAGACAACGCCCGTATCGACGGCAAGATGCAGCTGCACAACCGATTTGCGTTTGATGAGAACGGCGTGCCGATGCTGTATATCTTCGATACGTGCAAGAATTTCATCCGCACGGTGCCAAACCTCGTCTACGACGAAAAGGATGTCGAGGACGTGAACACCGAGCAGGAGGATCATATCTACGACATGACACGCTATGTGTGCATGGAGAATCCCATTGCGGCGCGGGTAAATAAGCCGCCGAAGCTGGTCTTGTACGACCCGCTGGACATCAATACGCCGAGCTACGACAGATATGCGTGGTTCCAACACAACTAACAGGAGGGGAAGACATGGCAGGTACGAGAAAATTCCCGCAGACGCAGCAGCAGGCCGACGCGGCTGGCGCTGCTGCGATGTTGGATGCAAAGGCAGAAGCGCCGCTTGTGGGAGCATTCCGCGACAGCGACGCGGCGATGAACAGCGGCGCAGCCATCGGCAGCAAGGAGATCGGTGACGCCGTAGAAACGCTGCAAAAGTACAAGCAGGGCAAGAGCAACTTCGAGAACCGTATCATCAGCGAGGAGCGCTGGTGGAAGCTGCGGCATTGGGAGGATATCCGACGCGGGGCGAAAGACGCGGGGGAATCGCCCGAGCCTGCGAGTGCATGGCTGTTCAATTCGATCATGAATAAGCACGCCGACGCGATGGACAACTACCCCGAGCCCGTATGCCTGCCTCGCGAGCAGAGCGACGAGGAAAGCGCGCAGACGCTCTCGTCCGTGCTGCCGGTCATCATGGAATACAACGAATTTGACAGCACATACAGCTTCGAATGGTGGGAAAAGCTCAAACACGGTGTGGCGATCTACGGCGTATTCTGGGACAAGGAGAAAGACAACGGGCTCGGCGATATTGCCATCGAGGGCATTGACCCGCTGAATATCTTCTGGGAGCCGGGGGTTGAGGACATCCAGAAGAGCCGCAACGTGTTTACGGTGGCGCTCGTCGACCGCGACATCATCGAGGACGAATACCCGCAGTTTGCGGATAAGCTCAGCGGCAGCAGCATTGAAACGGCGAAATACGAGTACGACGACACGGTGGACACGAGCAACAAGGTCGCCGTGATCGACTGGTATTACCGCAAGAAGACCTCAGATGGGCGAACGGTGCTGCACTACGCGAAGTTTATCGACGAGGAGCATATCATCTACGCCAGCGAAAATGACCCCGAATATGCGGAGGGCGGCTTCTACGAAGACGGCGAATATCCGTTCGTGTTCGACGTGCTGTTCCCCGAAAAGGGCACACCTGCGGGATTTGGATATACGGCCATTGCAAAGGATCCTCAGCTCTACATTGACAAGCTGTGGGGCAACATCCTCGAAACTTCAATGATGGGCAGCAAGCGCCGGTATTTCGCGAGCGAAAGCCTGAACATTAACGAAGAAGAGTTCCTTGACTGGCGCAAGCCGATCATCCACGTGTCCGGCCAGATCGACGAGAGCAGGCTCCGTGAAGTAACGACGCGCCCGCTCGATTCCATCTACGCGAATATCGTGCAGATGAAGATCGACGAGATGAAGGAAACGAGCTCAAACCGCGACGTGTCTAACGGCGGCACATCCAGCGGTGCGACGGCTGCGGCGGCTATTTCCGCATTGCAGGAAGCGGGCAACAAGGCGAGCCGCGATATGATTTCGGCGTGCTACCGCGCGCAGGCGAAGATCGTGAAGCTGTGCATCGAGCGCATGCGGCAGTTCTACGATGCAGCGCGCACTTTCCGCATCACGAATGAAATGCCCTACGAGTATGCGCAGATCGGCGTGAACGAGCTTGGCGATCAGGTGACGGGTGTGGACAGCCTCGGCAATGACCTGTTCCGCAGACCGGTCTTTGACATCAAGATCAAGGCACAGAAGAAGAACCCATTCTCCCGCGCGGAACAGAACGAGCGGGCGAAAGAGCTGTATTCGCTTGGATTCTTCTCCCCGGACAGGGCACAGGAAAGTATGATTGCGCTCGACATGATGGACTTCGAAGGAATCGACAAGATCAAGAGCCAGGTCAACGAGGGCGCGACGCTCTACAACGTCGTGCAGCAGCAGAGCGATCAGCTGCAAAAGGCGCTCGCGGTTATCCAGCAGCTTACGGGACAGGACATGGGCATCGGAATGGCGGGCGGCACGCAGAGCGGCGGCTCGACACGCAAGAGCGGCAGCAGCGGCGGAATTGAGAGCAAGAACGCCGACGCACAGAGCGCGCAGACACCGTACATGCAGAAGCTTGCCGAACAGGCTAAGCCGAACATGGACGCGGGCAGCAGCGCGGCAATGCCGGGGGTGTAATCGCATGACGATGGTTCACATCGAGCACGAGATCGGTCGCTACATGATCCTGTGCGAGGGCCATTCTGCGGACGAGAAATGCTGCAACTATATCACTGGCGTGATGTATGCCTTCGGCGGCTATGTGAAGAACATGGAGGCCGAGGGAGAGTGTGAGGTCTACGGCTTCGAGATTAACGACGATGCGCCGCGCTTCCTCATCCACTGCGGCGGCGATGAGCGCATCGAGGCGGCATTCATCGCCGCGTGCATCGGGCTCAAGCAGCTCGAAGACACGAGGCCGGACGCGATTTGCGTGGGCATCGAAGAAAATTAAAAATTTTTTCTCGCCCGTGGTGAGACGGAGGAAGCCGCATGTTACGCTTTAGGCGTGCGAGTGGCTTCCTCCTATTCATACGCCCGCGAGGGAGGGTCGGCGTTTTTCTTCATCTTTTCGCCGCTCTCCCCTCCCCTGCGGATGATGGGAAGCGCTGCACGGCCTACACGGAGGGCCGAATATCCGCGATTTGACAAGCAGGAGGGATACCATGAACCTCAAAACTACGCTTCGCGTGATCCTGAGTCTCTTTGATGGCGGCGCTGCCGCTGCGGGGGCCGCTGCCGGTGCATCGGGCGGCGCTGAGGGAGGCGCGAGCGCACAGGGCGAGACCACGAATGCAAGCTCTTCTCCCACCCGGAAGGGCAAAACGGGCGAATACGCCAACGTCGTGTTCGGCAAGCATGAGACACCTGACGATACGGGGACCTCTTCTGGCGAGCCGAAGGGCGAGGGCGCGAAGATGCAGCAGCACGACGCCGGGGCTGCGGAAAAAGGCGGGGAAGACCTGAAAAAGGAGTTCCTTGACCTCGTAAACGGCAAATACAAGGACGTCTATACCGCGGAGACGCAGCGCATCATCAACCGCAGATTCGGCGAAGAGAAGGCCAAAGACCAGAAGATCGCAGATTCGCAGCCCATTATCGACACACTGATGCGCCATTATGGCGTGTCGGACGGCGATATGAGTAAGCTGCGTGCGGCTTTTGAGGGCGATGCGGCGCTCAACAGCGTGCTCTACAATGCGGAAGCGGAGAGCATGGGCATGAGCGTGGAACAGTACCGCGAGTATGCGCGGATGCAGCAGGAAAACGAAGCGCTCAAACGCCAGGAAGAAGACAGGCAGCGCCAGCAGAAAGCCGACGAGACTTATAACGACTGGATCCGTCAGGCGAGCGAGCTGGTCGGCACGGCGGACGCACCGGGCGAGTACCCTGACTTCGACCTCAAGCGCGAAGTCGCGGAGAATCCGCGTTTCATTGCGATGCTGCGTGCTGGCGTTCCTGTAAAAGACGCTTACGAGGTATCCCATTTAGGCGACATTCAGGCTCGTAGCGCGGCGAAAGCTGCGGCGGAGATGGAAAAGCGCGTGATGGACAATGTCCGCGCGAAAGGAATGCGCCCGAACGAGAATGGAACCACTTCCCAGCCGGGGGTCATTGTCAAGAGTGACCCGAGCAAATTCACGAAGGCCGACCGCGCAGAGATCGCAAGGCGCGTTCGGCGCGGCGAGCGCATCGTATTCTGATGCCCGCCTAATTTACCGACTGTAAGAAGGGAGACAAAACTCTATGAAGAAGTTCAAAGACATTTTCATTCTGCCCGTTATTCTGAGCCTGTTTGAGGGCCAGACGAACGTGACGACCGATGCCGGTCTCTCGGGCGAGATGAAGACCTACTACTGCGACACCCTGATCGACAACGCCGAACCCGAGCTGGTGCATGACCGCTTCGCGCAGAAGCGCAACATCCCCAAGGGCAAGGGCAAGGAAATCGAGTTCCGTAAGTATGATCCGCTGCCCAAGGCCTTGACGCCCATCACCGAAGGCGTGACGCCCAAGGGACGTAAGCTGTCCATGACCACGCTGACCGCGCAGGTCGACCAGTACGGCGATTTCGTCGAGATTTCCGATATCCTCGACCTGACCGCCATCGACAACAACCTGCAGGAAGCGACGGTGCTGCTCGGCTCTCAGGCGGGCCGCACACTCGACACCATCACCCGCGAGGTCATCAACGGCGGGTCCAACGTCCAGTACGGCGAAGGTCAGGTGACGGGCCGCCATCTGCTCGTTGGCGGCGAGACCACGGGCAACCACTATTTCACGGTGCGCGCCGTCCGCAAGGCGGTTCGCTTCCTGAAAACCATGAACGCCCCGCGCTATGAGGGCTCCTACTGGGCCATCATTCACCCTGACTGTTCCTACGACATTCAGGATGACCCTGATTGGAAGCGCCCGCACGAGTACAAGGACACCAGCAACATCTACGACGACGAGATCGGCAAGATCGCTGGCGTCCGCTTCATCGAGACGACCGAAGCGAAGGTGTTCCACGCCGACGACCTGACCGAGGGCGCACGCGACCTGACCGTCAAGAGCGCATCCGGCAAGGTCCTGACCGTAAACGAGGTCATCACCACTGCCGACGCCGCAAAGCTGGCGGGCCGTGAGGTCGTCATCGGTGGTGCGCTCCTTGAGATCGAGAGCGCCTCGACTGCGGCTGCTGGCAGCGCGACGATCACGTTGAAAGAAGCGCCTGCTGCCACCCCGACGGCGTCGACCACCATCTATCCGGGCGAAGCCGGTGCGAAGGGCCGCAACGTCTACTCCACCCTCATCATGGGCGCGGAGGCTTACGGTACGACCGAGCTGACCGGTGGTGGCCTTGAGCACATCGTCAAGCCGCTCGGCTCTGCCGGTACGGCTGACCCGCTGAACCAGCGTGCAACCGTCGGCTGGAAGGCGACCAAGGTCGCCGAACGTCTGGTTGAGGCGTATATGATTCGCGTGGAGACCACTTCTACGTTTGACGAGACCCCGCTGACCTAACCACCAAGGGGGCGGCTGTGAACGCCGCCCCCGCCACTGAAACGGAGGAAAGACCGATGAGCGAAGCAAAGAACGCCGTTGCGGCTGTGAACGCCGTCCCCGCGGGCGAGGAGTACGTCAGCGTCCGCCTGTTCAAGGACAGCGGCAAGTACAAGGATGACCTGCTGGTGTGCGTGAACGGCGAAAGCTGCCTGATTCAGCGCGGCGTGACCGTACAGGTCAAGAGAAAGTTCCTGTGGGCCATCCAGAACCAGATGAGACAGGATGCCTCGACCGCAAATCTCATCCAGACGATGAGCAGCGACTACGTTGAGAGCGCGAAGGCCCACAACGCGTAAGTGAATACGACCGCGAGACACGAAAAATGAGTTGCGACACGGCGCAGCAAGGGACGAAAAAGTCGCTCTTGCTGCGCCGTTTTCCATAAGAGAGGTGACAACATGGTTATTGAAAATGCTTACGCGCTCGAAGAGATCAAGCTCGGGCGCAGGGGCGAGAATCAGGCGCGCAAGGTCGTCTTTGACGTGCTGGGAAAGTGGCGCGAGGGCTATGGCGATGGCGTGGCGAGCCTGATCGTGCAGCGAAACGGCGATGCGCAGCCGTATCCCGTGACGGTGACGGAAGATAACGGCGCGCTCGTGTGGCTGGTATCGAGCGTTGATACGGCGGTTGCTGGTGAGGGCGCGGCAGAGCTGCGCTATACCGTGGGCGATACTATCGTAAAGAGCCAGATATACAAGACGCGCGTGCGCGAAACGCTGGAAGACAGCGGCGAAACACCGCCTCCGGGCTACCAAAGCTGGGTCGATGAGGTTTTGCAGGCGGCGGCGGATGCGGAGACGGCGGTTTCCAAGATGCCATACGTCGACGAGACCACGGGCAACTGGTTCAAGTGGGACGCCGCGGCGGGCGCTTTTGCCGACACGGGCGTTGCCGCGACCGGTCCGCAGGGTGAAGTCGGCCCCAAGGGAGATACCGGCGCGCAGGGCCTGAAGGGAGACACCGGTGCAACCGGCCCGAAGGGCGACACGGGCGCGACAGGTGCGCAGGGCCCCAAAGGTGAGACCGGTGCGACCGGCGCGACGGGCCCCCAAGGCCCCAAAGGTGAGACTGGCGCGACGGGACCGCAGGGGGAGCAGGGCATTCAAGGCGAGATCGGCCCCGCAGGCCCGCAGGGCCCGAAGGGCGACAAGGGCGATGCCTTTACCTATTCCGACTTTACGGCGGCGCAGCTTGCCGCGCTGAAAGGCGACAAGGGCGATACCGGCCCCCAAGGAAAGAAAGGTGACACCGGCGCGACCGGCCCGACCGGCCCCGAAGGCCCACGCGGCCCACAGGGAGAACATGGCCCGCAGGGGCAGACCGGCCCGCAGGGCAAGCAGGGCCCCGCAGGACCCAAGGGCGAGACCGGCAGCGGCTTCAAGGTGCTGGGCTACTACGGCACAAAGGCTGCGCTGGACGCCGCGCAGAAAGCGACCGCAGCGGCGGGCGATGCTTACGGCGTGGGCACGGCAGAGCCCTACGACATCCACATTTTCGACGGCATTACCGGCGAGTTCGTCAACAACGGCCCCTTGCAGGGCGCGAAAGGCGACACGGGGCCCACCGGCCCGCAGGGACCGAAAGGCGATCCCGGCGAGACTGGCCCGCAAGGCCCTGCCGGGGCGGATGGAGCCAAGGGCGCAGACGGTGCAAAAGGCGCAGACGGTGCCGCCGGTAAGGACGGCGTGACATTCACGCCGAGTATGAGCGACGACGGCGACCTGTCGTGGACGAACGACGGCGGCAAGGCGAATCCGCAGACCGTGAACCTCAAGGGCCCGAAGGGCGACACGGGCGCACGGGGGCCTGCCGGTGCTGACGGCGCGAAGGGAGATACCGGCCTAGAGGGACCAAGGGGCCCGCAGGGTGAGCATGGCGTGGCCGGAAAAACGCCGGTCAAGGGCACGGACTACTTCACCCCTACCGACGTCGATGAGATCGCGGCGGAAGCGGCGAAGAAGGTCGACATTTCCGGGAAGCTGGACAAGACCGGCGACGGCAGCAACGTCACGGCGGCGTTCACGGCGGCGAGCACGCGGGTGAACATTGCGACGGGGGAAAAGCTCTCCGTGCTGTTTGGCAAAATCGCAAAATGGTTCGGCGATTTGGGGAGCTTGGCCTTTAAGAGCACGGTCGCCAAATCTGACCTTGCGTCGGATGTGCAGACGAGTTTGGGCAAGGCAGACAGCGCTTTGCAGAGTGCGCCGGTTACAAGCGTTAACGGCGCAACCGGCGAAGTGAAAGGCACATTTTATGTGACAGTGACGCAAGGAGACAATCATAGCGTAACTGCCGACAAAACGGCTGCGGAAGTGTATAAGGCCTATGCGGCGGGCTACGCCGTGTATGCGATTACAAAATTTCCTGAGACGGGTGTACCTTTTGTGTTGCCGCTTGTGTCGGCGGTGAACATGCGTGATATGATACTGCTTGGCTTTGCCGCGCTCGGCTCGTTAAGTTCGATAGCCGCGCCGAATTATCCGGTGGTAGCGTATAACGGAGCTAGCGGAAAGTGGGCCGCTTGGATTGGAACGCTGGCAAGACAAGAGGATATTCCGACGTCACTCAAGAACCCGAATGCACTTAACATCAAGATCGGCGATACGACGACGAGCTACGACGGAAGCGCGGCGAAAACCGTGGAAATTCCAGAAGGTGGGCCGACCATGCGCAAGGTGACGCTGACCACGTCGGGGTGGAACAGCAGCACCAAGCAGCAGAGCGTGACCGTGACTGGCGTTCTCGCCGACGGCACAAAGCAGAGGGTGAGCTGCTCCCCTGTTGACGAAAGCTATGACAGCGTGTGGAATGTCTGCTATGTGCAGTGCGTCGGTCATGGGGCGGATTCGCTGACCTTCCAGTGTGACGAGATTCCGACAGCAGCCATAGAGGTTTTTGTGTCGGTCCAGCCGGTCAACTTTACATCGTGAGGTGAGAACATGATCGTAAATTATCCGAGGATGCGACGGCGGGCGGCGTGGCCGGATGACCTCAATACAGTATTAGAATTTTCATCTGCAAATCCATTTTCAATTTCCGCGCCAAAAAACTGGGACGGCAAATTAGAATATACCAATGGAAGCGGATGGAAAATGTGGGATGGCAGCGCTATTGCTTCCGGCGAAATCGAAAACAATCATTACATTTATCTCAGAGGGACAGGAAATTCAAAAATAACCGGAACGACTTCCAGTAGCGTAAAATGGAGCATTATTGGGACAAATATCGCCTGCAACGGGGATATCGACCTCCTATTAGACTATTCGACCGTAAAAAGCGGGAATCGCCCCGCAATGGCGAGCTACTGCTACAACTCCATGTTCCAAGGTTGTACGAGCCTTACGGCAGCGCCGTCGCT